TCGCATTCGTTCTCTAGGAGGAGACAATGACAATTGTTAGAACCTGTTACCACTGTCAGTACTATTGCCCGCACAAGGCGGAACGTATCGGGCAGTTCGTGAAGTTCACGTGCCAATCGTGCGGTAAAACGTACAAACAAAAGGCATAACATTTTCCGGGGGGAAGCCAAGGCTGGGGGCTTTGACCCAGACCAACAGGAGGTGTTCTTTATCTCGTGGTGCTACAGCACGTTAATCTGTAGCCTCCTAAATAATTAAATGTTTTATATGAGAGACGTAACTATCATAAACGGAGACTGTCTAATCGAACTTGAAAAACTCAAAGGTAAAATCGACTTTGAAAAAGTTATTTTTGTATCAGACCCCCCGTTCAATGTAGGGTATCATTATAATGAATATAAGGACAAAATGTCAGAGGAGGATTACTATACTTGGTTGAAAGAAATATTTGGTAACAACAAAAAAGTTATTATCCATTATCCAGAAGAATTGTACAAATTTGCGTTTCAGGTTGGGGAGTTTCCTGAAAAAGTTGTTAGTTGGGTTTACAACGCAAATACACCAAAACAACACAGAGACATTGCCTTTTTCAATGTTAAGCCAGACTTCACAAAATCAGGGCAACCATATAAAAACCCAAAGGATAAACGTATTAAGAAACTTATAGAACAAGGGAGGAGAGCAAGGCTTTATGACTGGTGGGAGGTGCAGCAAGTAAAAAATGTTTCAAAAGAAAAAACAGCTCACGTGTGTCAAATGCCCAAATTGATTATGGAGAGAATAATAGAGATACTCCCAAAAGACTGTATTATAATTGACCCATTTATGGGGAGTGGTACAACGGGGGTTGCGTGCAAAAAGCTAGGTAGGAAGTTTGTCGGAATAGAACTAAATGCTGAATACTGTAAAATCGCAGAGGCTAGGATTTTTAACAGTCAATAAATAATTAAATGTTTTATATGAAGGTATTGGAGCTGTTTAGTGGACATGGTGATATTGCCAAGTCTTTCAAAGAAAAAGGACATGAGACTTTTACAGTGGACTGGTCTGAGGATGTGAACGCAGACCTGACATGTGATGTGTCGGAACTAACGGTGGGCGATGTGGTGAAATTGTGTGGCGGTGTGCCTGATGTTGTCTGGGCGTCCCCACAATGTACAACGTATTCAATAGCAACACATAAGCACAGAACAGTAAAAGAGGGGCTTCAACCAAAGACCGAAATGGCAAAACAAGATGATGTGGTAAACGTAAAGATGTGGAAACTGATTGACGCTTTGGTGAAAGCAGGTACAAAGTATTATTTCGTAGAGAACCCAAGGGGGAGAATGAGGCATATGGACTTTGTAAAAGATAGAGAACGCTATACGGTTACATACTGCTCATACGGAAACAAAGGCACGGCGAAAGGTTTTGAAGATGTATATGTCATGAAACCAACAGACATTTGGACAAACCACAAAAAAACTAACTTCCTAAACACCTGTAAAAAGGGAACTCACAAACACGGCGATTGGGGATATGTACACAAAAGGGACTATCTAAGTAGGGGTACAATGCCAAAAGAGCTTTGCGACCATATTGTACGTATAAGTGAGGTTTAATAATTAAATGTTTTATATGCAGATAATCAACGGAGATAGTTTAGTAGAACTACAAAAACTACCAGAAAACAGCGTGGACAGTGTAGTATGCGATCCACCATACGGACTTTCATTCATGGGCAAGAAGTGGGACTATGATGTTCCGACTACTGAACTATGGAAAGAAGTATACCGAGTGCTAAAACCGGGCGGACACCTACTTTCATTCTTTGGAACTAGAACCTACCACAGAGGGGCAGTACGGATTGAGGACGCAGGATTTGAGATACGAGACATGGTAAGTTGGGTATATGGCTCAGGATTTCCGAAAAGTCATAATATAGGTAAGGCGGTTGATAAGTTGCAGGGGAATGAGAGGGAGATTATAGGAAAGAAAAATATCAATGCAATCAAAGCTCTACAAAAATTCAAAGAACAGGACGGGAGAACGCTAAAAACAGATTTTTCAAATGTAGAAAAGCACATAACCAAAGGAAACTCACCATACGAAGGCTGGGGAACAGCCCTTAAACCAAGCAATGAACCTATTGTACTAGCACGTAAACCATTATCAGAAAAGACTATTGCAAAGAACGTGTTGGAGTGGGGTACTGGTGGGATAAATATAGATGAGTGTAGGGTGGAGAGTAATGAAGATATGTCAAATATAAAAGCGTTTGGTTCAATGCCTGAAAATAAGGTAGATGGAAAAGGTTTCTCAAGACCTTGGATGAAAGATAAGCAGTCTATTTTAGATAAACAAAATACAGCGATTGAGAAAATGAAAACCCAAGGCAGATTCCCAGCAAATTTAATTTTGGACGGAAGTGAAGAAGCTACAGCAGGAATGGGAGATAAGGCAAGGTATTTTTATGTAGCCAAAGCAAGTAAGAAAGAAAGGAATGGGGGGCTGGAGGGATTTGAGGAGAAAACTGGCGGTTCTATGATGGCTAATACTGGTAAGGTGATGGGATTAGGTGGTGCATCATTAAAAGGTGAGAATAAGCCAAAACAACCAGAAAAGAATTCGCACCCAACAGTCAAACCAGTAAAACTTATGCAGTACCTCGTACGCCTAGTAACACCAAAAGGCGGTACAGTACTAGATCCGTTTATGGGTTCAGGTTCAACAGGAATAGCATGTAAGAAAGAAAACTTTGACTTCATAGGGATAGACCTAGACGCTGAGTATTGCAAGATTGCAGAGGCTAGGATTTTTAACAGTCAATAAATAGTTAAAGTATATTATAGATAGTAGTGTTTTATGAAGAAAACAACAATAATTAAATGTTTTATATATGAAGTACTTTGATGCCTTTTCAGGAGTGGGTGGTTTTGCCCTAGGAATACAACAAGCTTATGACTCACTAAAATTATGCCAAAATGTAAATACTGCAAAACAGGGAATGAATTTTACAAAAACAACTTCTCAAAATGTAAAGAATGTCTTAGAAAATACCAATTTGAGTGGAGAAAAAGAAACCCAGAAAAAAGCAAAGCAATGGGGAGGAAACACAACGCATTGCGGAGACAAAGAGTCCTTGAAGTGTACGGGAGAGAGTGTGCCTGTTGCGGAGAATCTGAGGAGCGGTTCCTCACACTTGAACACATACGACAGGATGGACACAAGGACAGAAAAAAATACGGAACAGGATACGGATACCAACTTGCACTCAAAGAAAACGATAAAACAAAATACGAAATCCTGTGCTATAACTGCAATAATGCAAGAGGGAGATATGGAGAATGTCCCCATATGTGTAGGATTTAGTGAGATAGATAAATATGCAACCTCAATTTATGAAAAACATTTCCCAAAACACACTAATTTCGGAGACATTACAAAAATTGACGAAACAAGCCTGCCAGACTTTGACCTCTTTGTCGGAGGATTTCCTTGCCAATCCTTCTCTATCGCAGGAAAGCGAGGAGGCTTCGATGATACGAGAGGTACAATGTTCTTTGAAATCGCTCGGATTGTTAGGGAAAAACAACCACGCCTTTTACTCCTTGAGAACGTCAAAGGGCTTTTATCTCACGACCAAGGAAACACGTTCCGTACCGTCATCTCAACGCTTGATGAATTGGGGTATGACTGTCAATGGCAAGTGCTTAACAGCAAAAATCACGGAGTCCCACAGAACAGGGAGCGAGTGTTCATTATCGGACATCTTAGAGGAACAAGTAGACCCGAAGTATTTCCTCTCGGTGGAGGCACAGAAAAAGCTAAATGTAAACATGCTGATGTAAAGCCTATGCAATGGCGTAGAACAGAGAAGGGAAAAAGAGCAAGAGCAGAAGCACAGAAAAACGGACGTGACTTAACTCCATTCTCAGGTGGGCACAGAGAACTAGTACCAAAAGACAGCCATATAATTGGTACAATAACTAGTCAAGCAATAGCAAAAGACAGCCTGCTTTCAGACAAGTCCAGGATTAGAAGACTAACCCCTACAGAGTGCGAAAGACTACAAGGATTTCCAGACGGCTGGACAAAAGATGGTGTCAATGGACGGGGAGAGATGTCGGGTGATAAAGAGCTGGACGATCTGATTAAAGTTTTCTCTGGGGATTTAGTCGCAATAAGCGATACTCAACGGTACAAAACACTAGGGAACGCAGTTACTGTGAATGTAATCAGAGCGATCGTAGAGAAGTTAGTCAATAAATAGCTAAAATATGCAAAACAAATACACAAGCCTAAAACTCTCGAAGTTTCTACGAAATAAAGGGTTTAAAAAAGGGAGTGATTGGTGGTGGAGTCATAAGTGGGAGGGTTCTAGCGACAAAGATGCGGGACAAGATATTCTCACATGGGGAACTGATGAGTACAACACCCTCCCACTATGTCCAGCCTACGACATACTAAACGACTTATGTGTAAAGTATTCTGATGAAATTTTTGGAAAAAAGAGCTACAAAACTAAGAAGGTTCTTGAACTTGTCCAACAAGGCAAAAAAGAAGAAGCAGAACAATATATTATAGATAATATATATGAAAGAAATACTAAAAAGATTATTTTGCAGGCATCAATATGAGTATGTCCACGCAAGCTACAGAACAAGCGGGACATGCCACGACTTTCGGAAGTGTAGGAGGTGTGGAAAATCAAAGAGAGCAATCTAACTCAACACTTAGTTAATATATATGAAAGAAACCACAGAACACATAGACATGGTGAAATTAGAAATAGAGCAACGTAAGATTACAAAAGAGTTATACCAAAAAAGGGCGGATTATTTTAATGATATGGCAGATAGACTCACCCCTGAAATGCCATCTTGGGAGAGTTTGCAGCCTAACTCATAATAAGTAATTTATGCAAGAACTAAAAGACGTACTAGAAGAGTTTAGAAAACTTGAGCCTAGGGGTTATGGGATACCATCAGGGGAAGCATTTATGGTATGTAATGACGATACTATCTGGGGTGCTGATGGGATAGAGTACTTGCTCAAACAAGCCTTCCTAGCAGGGGCTGAGTATATGGCGAGTAAGAGTGAGCTGAAAGAGGAAGACATAAAAGATGTCCATAATTTTGAGTGGGATGATGCAGGGAGAAGAACAAGTGCTAGAGAATTTGCGGGGGGTGGGGTGTACGGGTATAACCGAGCTATAGAAGGATTAAAAAACAAATCATCCAAAGTACTAGAAGATATTAAAAAAGAAATGTAGGAGATTATTCATATTTCAGCTTGTCGGCTTTATGAAGTGTAAAACATGTAATACAAAACTAAACATATTTGGCTCGAAAAAGTTAAGACTCTGTTCTACCCATTATTTGAGATACAAAAAAAACATCAGGGTAGCACAAAGGAACAAACTAGAAGAATACACAAAGGAACTCAAATTACTACTTGAAATATCAGAGCAAAGGCGTAATGAAATCATTTTTGAAATTCAGACTAAGATAGACCGGATAGCAGACATGAAGACATTAGCCAAGCCTCAGGAAATGAAGGATGCAAGGAGTAAAATATCAAGAGAGTACAACATTGTGGACAATTTGGTCGGTTTACTGCTTAGAGAGGAGTCCGTTATGCTAAGGTTAAGCAAAAAAATAAAAGACTAAACCACTTGAAAATACCCTCTTTGTATAGTATACTCTATACATAGGAGAGAAAAGGAAGTACTAGCAACCTATGCTGTACTTTTTTTGTTTTAGTGTAGACGGCGTGCAACCAACAGGTCAACGTATGAATAATATGATGATGGTAGGCGGGCAAAAGTCACGCTCAACACAACTCAAACGGCAACAGTAAGATGCTACCAAGCATACTCTAGTTGCTCGCCTTTTATCCTAAAACGTATATGGAAGTAACATTAGTAGTAAAAACTGACAACGGCGTAGACACATTCCACGCTGATAATCTAAGCGGGAACATTTCTCAGGTTTTAAGCGACCTTGAGGAACAATATATAACCAGTCAAAGATTATTTACAGAGACATAAAAGTAACACCATGTACGTATTAGAACTAGACGAAAACAAGAAACGAGCACTTGAAAGCCTTTTACATGTTGCAACAAAAGCAGGGGGACTAGAAGTAGCAGAAGCAGCAATAACACTTGTTAAAAGTATTAAGCCGGTAGAGGCTAAGCCAGAGAAGAAAAAAGGTAATAAGAAGTAATAATATGACAAAGATGAATCCACAACGCATCGCATTTAAGAAGGCTTACTGCAACCCAGAGAGCGAGACGTTTGGTAATATCTATAAGTCAGGACTAGCCGCAGGGTTCTCAGACGAGTACTCAAAGAACATGGGAAGCCGTGTAGAATGGGTGTCAAGTATTGTCAAGGACGTAGAGCTTTTGAGTATTGCGGAAGAAAACTTGAAAATGCTTGCAAAACAAGATGATGATATAAAAGTAAAAGCAGACATCACAAAGTTCTTGGCCAGCACCATAGGGAAGAAACGATTTAGCACTAGGCAGGAATTAACAGGGGGAGACGGCAGGGACTTGGTACTAGGTCTAACAGAAGAACAAAAAGAAAAACTAAATAACTTATTGTAATATGGAAGAAGTAAAACCAAAGAAAGTTCGTAAAAAGCGAACAAAGAAAGTAGAAGAGCCAAAGACATTCGAGTTTACACAAGACGGTGTGCAATATCGGAAGACGTATAATGCTAATGGGGATGTAATCAAGACAGAGCAACTATAGCCTATGAATAAGAAGTCACTGCAAGCAATGATGAACGGCACGAGGGAAGAACGTGTATACCTTGCAGAGCAGGACTTCGCATTGTTCTTTGTCTATTACTTCGTAGACTACATCAAATACAGGTTTGCACCATTTCACTTTGAGATGTTTGAAGACTTAGCGGACATGATGGATGATAAGTATAGAGAGATAGCATGGGTAATGTTTCGAGAGAGTGCAAAGACATCTATTAGTAAAGCATTTGTGTTATGGGTGATAACATTCAAGAAACGACGGTACCTAAATGTAGATAGTTTTGATAAAGAGAACGCAGAACGCATACTGTTCGATATAGTTGTAGAGATGCAAACCAATCAGAGATATGTAGCGGACTTCGGAGAGTTATATAACGCCAAGAGAGAGAAGGACAAGGCAACCCAGAAGCGGATTAATAACTTTGTGACGAATAATGGTATCCGGGTAGAGGCTCACAGTACACAAGAATCAGTACGTGGACGTGTACATGGACATCAACGACCAGACTTTCTACTACTTGATGACTTTGAAACGAATAAGACAAAGGACTCAAAGGCTTACACAGAGCAGGTTATCAAGCATATCAACGAGTTTAAAGCAGGACTAGACAGTACAGCCAAGGTAATATACCTAGGTAACTACATTACAGAGTTTGGAAGCGTACAAACACTATTTGATAGAGCAAAGGTAGATGACAGACTAAAGGTAAGAATGGTCCCGGTAGAGAAAGACGGGAAGCCTACATGGCCAGATAAGTATGTAATGACTAACGCAGAGGCAGTAGGGACTAACAAGGTAAGCCTAGAAGATAAAAAGATCCAATTCGGATCATTAGTATACAGTGCTGAAATGTTAAATGAACCAGTAGATGAAGCAAGCCAAAAGTTTTTTAAGAAATGGTTCAAGTATAAGACTAGAGCACAGGTAGAAGACATGAGGACAAGGAAGTTTGCATTGATAGATACAGCACTCAGCAAACATGCTAAGAGCGATAGCACAGGTATTTCTAAGGTGTATGTAGATAAGGAGAACCGCTGGTACGTATCAGCTAAGAAGTACCGTATAGGGCCAAAGAGCTTAATAGATGTAATATTCCAACTACACGATGAGGGGTGCGAGAAGATAGGGATAGAGAAGACCGCATACACAGAAGCGATAAAACCATTCATGGAGGATGAAATGGCACTGAGGGGGAAGTATCCAAACATCATACTGTTGTCTCATGGTGGGATTAATAAAAATGTACGGATTGAAGGTCTTACACCAAAGTATGAAGCTGGACACATCTTTCACATAGAAGGAGAGTGCGATGACTTAGAGGAAGAAGAGTTGAAGTTTCCTAGAGCATTACACGACGACGTAGTGGACTCACTAGCCTACGGGTTAAAACTATGTGAACCACCATACCCAGAAGTACATACAGAACAATACGAAGCAGAAATTTTATACGACGATATAGGTATCTAAAACTATGGCGATTAACAAAATAACAATAGACAAAATAGCTTCTCAAGCAATTGAGGAGATTTCGTTTGCCCGAGACTACAAGCAAGGAAAGGTAAGTAACTGGCAAAAGAACGAAGACGCATACTATTCAAAGAAGCGGAAGCTAAAAGAAGCAAGGGCAAACGTGAACCTAGGACGGATGCAAGAGTTTGTACACACACTACTATCAAAGATTGATAACCCGCTAGTGTTCAAGTTTGTGAAGCGAAAGAACTCACAACTAAAACGAGTGGAGCTACTAAACTCACTCCGGCAAAGAGACCAAGACGAAGACATGTGGGACATGAAAGACATTGTAGGAAAGAAGCAGGCAATTATCTATGGGCGTGCAGTGTACTCATATTTTGCAGACAGTATTAACGGGAGATATGTACCACACCTAGAACCAATTGACGTATACGACTTTCTAATCGACCCGTCATGTGGTGGAATCGACATTGAAGAAGCACGATACCTCGGTAGCTACTCAGTAATGCTAGATAGACGGCAACTGAAAGAAGGTGTAAAAAATAAGATTTATAATAAGAAAGCCGTTGACCAACTACTGGCAGGAAGCGGAAACGCAGGGGAAGAAACGCAAGAAGAAACAAACAAGAAGACTAGGGAATACGCACAGAGCACTCTAGGACATAAAGAGAATAATGACCGCACCAAGTTTAAGTTCTGGAGATGGTTCACTACATACCAAGAGGATGGACTACGGTACTACCTATTAATGGATAATCACGGCAACTGTATCAGATGTGAGCCACTCCAAGAAGTGTTTTTGCCAACGGAGAAGTACCCACTAGGAGCATGGCCAATCTGGACATGGGCAGCGTTCCCAGACCTTACAGAGTTCTGGACACCAAGTTACTGTGACTATGCACGTGAAATATTCATGGCACAAGACGTTTCTATCAATCAAATGCTAGATAACGCAGAAGCAATCAACAAGCCTCAAAAAGTAGTAAACGTATCAGCCATTGAGAACCTTTCACAGCTCAAATACCGCCGAGACGGGTTTATACTCACAAAAGGAGACTACGACGCTAATAGAGCCATTCAGACGCTCCAGACGCCTAGTATTCGTACTCCGCTCGATGTGTTCCAGATATTGGAAGGAATACAAGAGAAAGCTAGTGGAGTAACAGCAGGATCAGCAGGGGTAGCGGATGAACGTGGAAAGGTAGGAATCTACGAAGGAAACCAAGCTGCAACAGCCGACAGGTTCGGACTACTAAACAAATCATACTCACACGGGTACAAGAGATTTGGTAGATTATATGAAATGGGAGTACGGCAACACCTAGTAAAGAAAACAGCCATTGATATTATTGGACCAGACGGGATAGAAGTTAAAGAAGTGAAACGATCGGACATTTTCAAGAAAACAGATGAGTTTGCATTAAGTGTAGAGGCAAGCAATGCACAAACACTATCATCTATTCAAGACAAGACAGCAAAGATCAACTTTCTAAACTCACAAACAGCAAACCCACTAATTAATCAAAAGAAAGCATTTGAGATTAAAGCAGGTATTGCCGGACTTTCAGAAGATGAGATCGGACAGCTACTTGATACATCATTCTATGGTAATTCAGAGTTAATGAGCGAAGCAGACGCAGACATAGAAGGCTTGTTGGAGGGTGAAGATGTACCGTTGAACTACTTGGCAAACAACGCATACAAACAGAAACTTGTAAACTACATGCGAGATCACCAAGCAGACATGAGCAAGAAACAGTTTGCAGTAATGGCAATGTATGTTGACCAACTAGAGCCAATCATCATGCGTAATGAGGCAAGGGCTGTACAGGCGGAAGCTAACAAAGCATTAACAGAAGGTGGAGGAGCATTACCAAAAGGAGATGTAGTAGCAGAAGAAGGTGCTACAGAACTACTAGAAGAGCCAACTCAATTATCTGATTCAATATCACCACAAGTATGATCAAATACACACAAGTAGAAGGGGAAGAAGGAGTATTTTCTAAAACTGGACACTCGCACGAGTTCACCACAGCAGATGTACTTCAACATGAAATGCGTTTGGAAAAAGAGATCAAGCAAGCCACAGCACAAAAAGAGCTTGAAGAAGCAAAGATGACGAATGTTGCAAACAACAATCCGGAACTAATTAAAATGTCGGACGAAGACATGCACGCTATTTTCCTATACTGGGACGCTAAAGTCCTAGCCGATGAATGTGCAGCAGCAATTACAGCACGAGAAGAAGCCCTCGCTGAATACGCAGAGGTAAAAGAAGCAGTCAAAGAACAAACAGGAATTGAAATTGTATGACCGAATCACTAGACCTAATCAAAGAAGACGTAGAGAAAATGAAAGCACTGTCAGCTATTCCAAATACTGAAGGTGGTAAGATACTCATTGACTCTTTGGGGAGGGATGTAGTGGGCAGTGTAGAGAGCCTAATAGGAGGCTATAAGGAAGCGAGCGACACTAAGTTGCGGGCTACCATAGCTAAACTACAGGCAGACCTCGGACTGTTGAGAGTTCTAACTAGAGCAGAAGAAAACAGTAGGGTAGCACAGGATGCTTTAAAAGCCTTATTACAAGAATAGAGATCGCTACTGCTCCCGATACGTCGGGGGTAGCGTGCGGACAACATTCCGTTTTTCCTTCTGAGTGGAGGTATAAAACTCCGTCGAGATCAGACGTAAAAGTGATTTATATTCTATGGATACACCCAAAGAAACTACGCCAGAAGTGGCGGTAAAAGATACAGAACCTACAATCGCAGAAGTAGCGGGGAAAGAGCAAGTGGCTCCGGAACCAAAAGAAGCGACAGTCGGAGAAGCACTTAAATCTGAGAAAAAGGACGACAGCGTTCCACTCTCTACATTCCTTGAAATGAAGAAAAGCAACAAGGAAATGCAGAAACAGATGAAAGAGCTACAAAAGAGTATTGAGGCAGGTTCATCTTCTCGAGAGGTAAACACTGACATCAAAGCACTTGCCGACAAACATGGTGTAGACTCTGATTTTCTTGATGAGTTTGCAGCAGCCGTTCGAGCACAGAACACAGCAGAGATGGAAAGTAAGCTCGCACCTATGAAACAAAAGGAGCGAGCCGCTAAGATTGATGCAACTTTCAATAAGCACTTCAAAAAAGCAATGGAACGACTACCGGAGCTTGAAGGAGTAGTAAACAAAGATGTAATTAAAACACTATCACTTGCTGCCAACAACTCGAACAAGACCTTTATTCAACTAATTGAGGACACATACGGTAATACAGTTCAGGGACGACGTAGCATCGACTCAGCATCTACAAGAGCTGGTAAAAACGACAGCCTCGACGTAGATACAGATAGAGCTAAAAAAGACCCAGCGTACTTAAAAGAAGTGTTATCAAACCCAACACTAAAAGCAAAGTACAATAAAGACCTAATAAACCGAGTGTCTCAATACATATAAGAAAAATATGTCTTTGACAAACTACAAAGAAGCATTTGACAACACATACCAAGAAGTATTCCAAAAAGTACTTGTTGCTAAAGAAGTTGCTTCTTTCCGTTTTGAGCCAGTTCTCAAATTCGGAGAAAGCGTAGAACGTGTAGCCTATGATATTACAGGAGTAGCAGTACGAACTGTAACACGAGGTTCAGCATCTACAATCGATTCAGTTACTGACACTTCAGAACTACTCGAAATCAACCTAGAAAAAGAAGCAGTTTTCCACATCTCAGATGGAGAAGTAACACAAGCTGGTCCACTTAATCCAGGTGAAGTAATCGGAGCAAAAATCGCTCACAAAGTTGCAGAAGACTTTGATGGACGTGTATTCGGGCAAGTACCAAACGCACTATACGCATTTGATACTGGTGATCTTACTACAGGTGTTTCATCTAACGTACCTATTACACTTAGTTCAACAACTGTGCCACAAATGGCAGCACGTATGCCTGCAAAACTTCGTTCAAAGAACAACCAAGTTCTTTCTAACCTAGTATTTGTACTTGACTCATACGCAGCTTCAGATGTTACTCAATACCTACTTGGAAAAAACATTGACCTCGCAGGAAGTACATTTGCAAACGGATACACAGGAGACGTTTCAAACGCTCGAATGTACGTATCCGAAAACCTAACAGCACGAGCACATCTTGCACTTGCTACTAACCCAACTGATGGAGACACAATTACTTACAACGGTGTAACAGTCACTTTTGTAGCAACTCTCTCAGGTGGAGAAAGTGAAATCCACATTTGTTCTACAGTAGACATCACACGAGCAAACCTCGTTGAGTGGCTAAACGCTGGTGGAGCAAATGCAGAAGCTGAAGCTACTGACACTGGTTACAGTGCAGCAACAGCAGCAGACCAAGCACTCCTTACAGGCATTACAGCTGAAAACAACAACACAGATGACGTAGCTTCAATCGTACAAGTTGGTGCAGGACGTGTAGCAGTATCAGAAACACTTACTGATGGAACTGACACATGGACACTCAATGCAATCCACTGTTACTTCGGTAAAAAAGGTGGAATCGAAGCTGTACTACAAGACATGAAGAAAGTAGACATGCGACCTACTGACGATCGTCGTGGAACTAACGTATTCTCAAGCTACCTCGGCGGAGTTAAAACTTTCGCAGACGGAGCTAAAATGTTCCTTGACGTACGAATCTCAGCATAGTACATTCTTACAGCCCTTTTATAAGGGTTGTATAGAGTACACTAATCAAAAAATATGATAGGACAAGAAATAATCACAAGATTCGAGCTGTATGTTGACGATATGTCAGAACTCAGCACAGCAGAAGAACTTGCGTTAGTAAACAAAATCTACCACAAGGTGTGCGACGATAGGGACTGGGAAATCTTGAAGAAAGAAGCATCAGGGACAGTAGATAGTACTACAACGATTACACTCCCGACAGACTTTTCACATATTATAGAAAACTTCAACTATACCGATAATTCCATTAGCCGGGAAATGAACGCAAAGCCTGTAGTAGTATTTGTAGATGGTTCACCGTACCAAGTGGTGAATTGGTCGGACAGAAAACAATATGACAACACAAACAATGTGTGTTATGTGGATGTACGAAACGATCAAGTGGTATTCCCTGTAGCACAATCATCAAGTGCAACATACTCATTTGACTATAAGGCTGTACCAGATGATCTAACACTAGAGACTGAGCCTATATTCCCGGAGCGGTTCCAGCATGCTATTTTTCACGGTATGTGTGTGGAAGATATGGTAATCCAGCTATTCGACAAAGCTCGGAGTTACGCAGCAGAGAATCAATCACTCTACACTGGCTACCTTCGGGATATGGCTATGTGGAACGCAAAACTACAACAATACTAGTATGGATAATGAGATTAACATATTCAAAAGCGGTATTCACAACCTCCTAGGGTCTGAAAAAATACCAAAAGACGCTGCAAAAGCTAGTGTTAATTTTGTTACAAGGGACGGTAAAGTAGTACTAGTAGGAGGACGTGTAGCACTGGGCGATGAGGGTTCTGTAGGAGAGTGTACAGGACTGAAAGCAGGGTATAAAACCGACGGCACAATAGTTATCTATGCAAAGTTTGGTACGACTATTAAATACTTTGATGGCACAGATTGGCAGGATTGTATTACAGGGCTTACAGAAGACGCAGAGTATACATTTGCAAACTATTCCTCACTAGCTGGGGCTTTTACGTTTGTAAACGGTGTAGACGGGTACTGGAAGATAGTGAACGCTAACCCGGACAGTCCTATAGATGTATATGATTCTGTCAAGAACTTTAAAGGAAAGATAATCATTGATACAGGGCGTACAATCCTATGGGATAGGGCAGAGGACAAAACAGGGCTTTACGGTTCGCATATCGACCCACAGGATTCAACCGTATACACAACAGTATCAGCAGAAGCGATAGGAGCATTAGGTAGTACTAACTACACTGGTACACTTGCATTCAAAGCAGGTGGATCAAGGCGAAACGCTTTCGGAATTACATTTACAGCAACAGTAGCCGCCGGAACAGAAACATTTACAGATAATTATGACGGGACAGTAACAAGCGATTTAGGGGGTACTGGTACCGTAAACTACGCTACAGGAGCATACGATATTACATTTTCAGATACTACTACTGGGGCGGTAACGAGTGACTATCAATGGGAGGACTCAACAGTAGATGGGGTATGTGACTTCTCAAAGTCAGTCCCACGGTTAGCAGGGGAAGGATTCCAGTTTCCACAAGATGAAGGCGGTGATCCAATTCTAACCGTACTACTAGGGCAAGATGGAGCGTACTACTCACTAAAAGAAAAGAGTGCATACTTTTTGTCGCTTGATGCAGACGACCTAGGAGCAACAAACGTTGTATACCGTAAAGAAATGGGACTGCCATTTTTCAGAGCGGCATACTCTACCAATAAGGGTATATTTTTTATAAACACAACAAACCCGACGAAACCAGAAATGACAATCCTAGCACGTAATAAAGTGAGCGGGAACGTCGAGCCAAAGATTCTATTCCCACAATTCAAGTTTTCAGACTACACCTATGACGAGTGTGGTTTTGGTGCATATGATAGATGGATTCTAGTGTACTGTAAGTCAAGCGGTGCAGTAAACAACGACACGATTCTGATGTGCGACTTGCAAGGAAAGACAGTGGACGTGGTGAAGTACACAGGGAAAATGTCAATCCAAGATCAGGACAAGCTATATGTAGGAGACTCTATAACGCAGTCGGTATATAGCACATTTGATGGATTCGACGACCTAGGGTTGACCGTAGAGGCTACATGGGATAGTAAGGACGACACACTAGGGATTGAAAACCTAAAGAAAGTGCGTAGGTTACAGCTAAAAGGACGCATAGACCCGGACCAAGTTGTAGAAGTATACATGAGTGTGGATAAAGGTGAATATGAGCAAGTGGGTACAATTCGGGGAGACGGTGGATATGTAGACTACAGCCAATCAAGCACAATAGGGGAAGCAATGATAGGTGAGGAACAAATCGGAGGAGCGGACGCCACAGAGGTCTTTAAATACTTTATTCAATTGAGACTAAAGACCGGGAAGTTTAGAACAATAGGTATACGACTAAAGCCAACAGGTATCGGATACTTCGATCTAGACATGCGGAAGTTCTGGGATATTCTCAAATTCGAAAACCGCATACCAAAACAATACAGGCAAAAACAAAATGTGAGCCTAGACGGTACACAAACTGATCAATAATTAAAAAAATATGGCAACTAAACTAGCAGTAATAGTAGCAGATTTTACAACAACACTAGCAACCAAAATTGCGGTAGGTGGTACAACTGCAACACTACAATCAGCAACAGACGATGACGGCGTAGCATTGCCGAGCGGTGAGTACGCATTCACACTAAACGGGGATAATGCCCAAAAAGAGCATATCATTTGTACTTTGAGTGGTACATCGTTATCAGCAATTAAAAGCGTTACACGGCAAGGTGTGCAGTCTAGCGGTACAGTACGGGAACATCGTGTAGGTTCTTCTGTAAAAATTACAAACTTTACACACATTAAATATATTAACGACCTACTAGACGGTACTACGAATCTAGATGCAGATACACCGCTGAAATATGACGGTACAGCAACAATTGGTTCAGCAAACCAAATTGCTACAAAAGCATATGTTGACGGCGTAGCTATAGCAGGTGGAGCAGACGCAAGCACAACAGTTAAGGGTATCTCAAAGATGAGTGTAGCACCAGTAAGTGCTACAGAGCCTATTGCGGTAGGGGATAACGATAACCGTGTACCAACCGTAGATACATCTAGTGTAACATCAGGAATGGTGGATGCCTTGGCAGGTAGTGCAGGAACACCAAGTTCAAGTAATACTTTTGTAACAGAAGATGATACAGCTACGGCTAGTACAGCGAATGCGGTAGTAAGGGCAGATGGTAGCGGAAAGATTGCCGATGATTGGCTTTCGAGCAAAATACTATCAACAATTTCTCTGAACGCCGGTGAAACAATCAGCGGGGCAACACTGCCTGTACCTGTATACCAAGATACTTCAGACAATGAGGTATACGCATGTGATGCCAATGATCTGAATACCCTTCGATTTATCGGTTTTGCAACTACAGACTCTACAGACGGAAACCCAATTACAGTACAAGTGTCTAATATTGTTGCTGGGTTCACAGGGTTGTCAGAAGGTGAATACTACTATGTACAAGATGCTGTAGGTACTATCGGGACAACAGTTGGGACTGAAGCTGTACTAGTTGGGGTTGCAGTAAGCGAAACACAATTACTAGTAGCGTCAACGAACGACATGGCATCAAGCAAGTATGTAACCATACCATTTGACGGAAACATAGTTGATGAAGCCAACACTACAGATTCTGTATCAGGTTCCACTTACACTAAATATAAAGAAATCCAATACAACGAGGTGGCAGGAACAGTACATACAACTTTTCAAATGAGAGATTCCTCTGGTGGTGCGAATAGTCGTGACGGACGGATTTATATTAACGGCGTGGCTGTAGGTACTGAACGTACCACCACTTCGGGTACATTCCAAACCTACACAGAAGATATCTCAGTGGAAACAGGTGATCTGGTTCAGCTGTACTCTCGGACGAATGGAACAGGTGGTGGTGAAGTACGCAACTTCCAACTCGGATATATTAAAATTCCAAGTATTACCCCAGGTACAGTAAATGACTCATAAAGTAAAACTATGTCCATCAAGCTTTATACATTTAATATCTCTCAGCCAATAGCTGGAAGTCCATACGCTAGCAACGCATTAAACCAATAATAATAATATGGCAAGAGCATCAACATTCAAAACAACCGGAAAGATAACAGACCCGGAAAGACTCAGATGGATTGCAGAGCATAACGTTGCTCAAGGTATCGGGTCTATTTCCTCCGTTAACGGGCAAGATAGGTTTGTTAGCGACACACAACAGTTCAATTTAGGTGAATCCGCAAGAACCCAAGCAGCACAAGAGGACGCCGCAGGAGGGATGCCTTCTTTTGTGGACCCTAATTCTGCAAGCCAAGAAGAAATTGGACGTACAGAAGGACAAGAACCAACTGTCGGGGAGCTGTTTAGTGGGTTTGTTCCACAGGCAGACGAAGGAATCGCCAGTGCTGAACAAAACCTTGCAAACATCCTAAAAAAACAACAAGAAGAACCAGACGAAGCAAAAATCAGGGAAAATACGATGGACCGTTTCCAAGCTGAAATTGATGCCCTAAATAGGGTGTACGCAGAAAAGAAAGCAGCAGAAAACATTCGAGGACGTGGACGTATTGGAAGTAGTACAGCAATCCAAAGCCGACGTGGTCTAGTCGGTTCAGACTTCGGGGCATCGCAAACAGAAGCAGTACATGGCATGAATAAAGCAGTTATGGACGCAATCCAAGCAGAACAAAGGGCAGAGCTACAAGCTATTATGTCGCAAGTAAGAAACTCAGTAGCAGCAGAACTAGCCGCTAAAACAGCAGCACAAAAACAAGGAGCAGAAGAATATGTAACTTTCTTGACAGGGCAAAGAGAGCGTAAAGCCTTGCGTGTATCAGACGCTATCGAAAATGCGTTTTATAGCGGTGTAGAGATAGGTGATGATACGTTTTCTCAAATGGCAGAAGAACTAGGTGTAGACGTAGACATATTGAAAGGACAATACAACAAATTCAAAGAGAAAAACACTGAAACGACAGAAGCTGCTAAGTCAATCAAAGTATCCCCGGGAGACAGCATTTACAACCCAGCAACAGGCGAATTTGTTACAGCACCAGCAAAACCGTCAGACCCTACAAAACCAGAGACAAGAACAGCCAAAGATGGGGCAATCTGGCAGTGGGACCCTACAAAAAAAGAATGGGAAATGGTAATCCCAGGGGGGGGTGACGGCGAAGCGTCAGGGCTAACCGTAGGAGGAGAAAACGAAGATGCTAGCAAGTTGTCAGCACAGGCAGAAACACTAACAGAGAAAATCAACCTGATCGACTCAATCACATCATCCCCTGGTTTTAAGTCAGCCGTTGGTCCGAACTCAGCAGCAAGATTCTCACTAGGGGAAGACTTAAACGCTAAAAGAACCAATGCAATAGCACTAATAGATCAGCTGTTAAGCCAAGAAACACTAGACACCCTAACAGAGTTGAAATCAAGGGGTGGAACACTTGGGGCGTTAAGTGAAAAAGAACTTGCTATCTTACAAGGGGCTGCGAGTGCTTTGTCAAACTTAAAAATCACAGACCTTGGGGAAGGTAGAAGCAAAGTAAACCCAGGCTTTAAGACAACTGAGAAGTTCTTTAACGAACAATTGGAATTAATCAAGGACTCAGCAGAAAGACTCAAAGCAGGAATTGAAACAGAAATAGGTAGTCTAGGGACAACAAGTACACCTGTGATAGACCAAGACGCAGTAGATCAACTAATGCAAGAAATGGGGATTACCCGGCAAGAGGCAGAGCAGGCACTAGGGGCGGGAACATCACGTTTTAACTCAGTTGGTAGCGACACAGAACAAGCTACAACAGGCTCATTATCACTAGGGAACATCACAGCTTATGGGAGCTTCAGAGAGGATGGCAGCCCAATTTGGGCACACGGATTGGACATTGACTTGAAGATAGGTGATCCGATAAAAAGCGATGTAGATGGAGTAGTGGAATTTGTAGGGACAAACGGAGGTTTCGGGAACCAAGTTAGAGTTACGGACACAAATGGAAACAGCGTTTGGTATAGTCATTTAGACGGTATGGATGTACAACCAGGTCAACAAATAAAAAGAGGGCAACTACTAGGGACAGGTGGTAACACAGGGACAACAGTCCCAGGTAAGGGTGGAGACGGAAGCCATTTAGACCTTACAGTGAAAAGACCAGACGGCACATACATGTCACCAAGAGAAATTGAACAAAGACTAATAGCACTAGCGTAAAAATATGCCAACACCTCAAGAAATAAAAAAAAGGTATGAAGAAATACTTGCAGAAAGGCAAGCGGCTTCTACTGTTACAAACACACAAAAACCAAAGGCTACTCCCGAACAAATAAGAGCTAGATACGAGGAGATTGTCGCCGAACGTACACAAAAGCGTGTCATTCCGAAACGAAAAGACTTTAGCGGCAGAGCAAAAGATAGATTTGAGGGGGCAGCAGAACGTATTACCCCAAAGATAGTGAAAGCAGCAGGTTCACTAGAGCAAGGAAAAGCGGGGAAAGTGAAAACTGCATACAGGCTTGCCGGGAATTTACTTAGCGGGGGGGCTGAGGTGGTGTTCGGAACACTTGCAGATGCAGCCGTTCCAGATCAAATTTCAGAACCTATAAAAAAGAAAGCAAAAGAGCTAATTGAAACACCTGTAGGGCGGAAAGGTTTAGAGATGATTAAAGAATACGCAGACGGTGTAAGCGATAGATACGAGCAATACAAAGTTGAAAACCCAGAAAAATCACAAGACCTAGAAGCACTACTTGGGTTTATAGAGCTGTACCCTGGGGCAAAAGTTACAGGAGAAGTGGCAGGAGCAGCACAACAAGCTACAAAACAAACACTCCGAAAAGTGGGTAGTGGAATTGAGTCGGTAAAAGGACCAACAATAGAAGCCGCTAAGAAATCAACAGAAGCAGTAAAAGCATTTCCACAATCAACACCTGTACAAGGCTTGGTGCAGAAATCAACAGACCTAGCAGAAAGAATACCGCGGGCAGCAGAACGAGCAGTAGAAAGTACCAGAGAGTCAGCGGAACGAGCGGCACGAATAAAAGAAGCAACACCAGAAGTGGCACAAGCGATTAAGTCTAATTTGG